GGGGGGGGGCCGGCGGCATAGGCCATGCCTGGCCGGCGGCATAGGCCTGGCCTGGCCGGCGCTATGGAGCTGCGCGCCGGCCGGGCCGTGGTCGGCATGGACGCGTTTGTCTCTCTTAAGTCTGTCTCTCTTAAGTCTGTCTCTAGGCTCACCTTACGGAGCGGCCCATGGCGCGTGTGTGGGCCTACGGCCCCACACAAGCACGCGCCTTATTGGGGGCAACATGGCGCGAGGGGGCGCGTTTAGGCGCGTTTGCGATTAGCTCGCAGCAAATTGTTCAATGAAATCAATAGCGCATGTGGCGCATGTGGCGCGCCAGTGGCGCGTTTAGGCGCGTTTGGGTCTATTCAGACCGAAAAAGCTGCATGCGCCTTCTTGAGATGGGCGCAATACGCGAATGCGGGCCAAACAGCCTTATTCTCAATGATATCAACGGCTTACAGCCAACTCTTAAACGGCTCCTTTAGGAGCATTGATGGAGCGTGTTGAATTCATTGAACAATCCTAAATCTGGATGTTGCGGCAATATGCGGGAAATAGGGAGAGACGGAGGCGAGGGCGCGCTCCCCGCCCCCAAATGCGCCAATCCGCGCCATGCTTTGCGCCTTCCAAAGCGGCCTCTATCTGTAACAGTGTCGGTTACAAATCCGCCAAAAACTATTTCACATGATAAGCACCTCACTCCAATAAAATATTCGCTTGATCTCTTGATGAGAATTTCGCATATTAAATCCAGAGACAGACAGGAGCTTTGAAATGCAGAAGCCCGCCAGCCACACCACGCTTGTCACGGTAACGATTGGCTCAAAAGACAGCCCCATAAGCTGGATCGCCTATATCCGCCCACAGGATCGCGACGCTGGAGTTATCAGTACTTGGAGTACTCACACACACACTCTAAGCGACCGGCCTGCCTCGCAGATCAAATCCGCCTAACCCACCCAGACGGGAACCAAGCCCATGACTTTCGCCATTTACGAAACCGGCCCGGCCGGCACGCGCTACACCGTAGCGGTATGCGCCACCTTCAAAGCGGCTGAACGCAAGATCCAAAAGATCGGCGTCATCCATTATGAGCGCGACGCGGACTATCCCGGCTGTGCCGACGCCATGATGAAGGACGGCCGCGTTCTGTCGGTCGGCCCTATCGCCTAACCCTCGCTATTCCATACAGAGACAGACAGGAGCCCAGCCAATGACCAGCCAGATCGATTGCGTCACCATTGAAGTCGGCACTAACGGCCGCGTTTTCATGGTCGAGCCGCCGCAGCGCGCCGGACTTACGCGCCGTATTTTCTCCCGCGTTCTGGATGGCTCGCTTGAATGGGCTGCCTTTGCCGATTGGCGGGAGAACGGCCAGCGCGCGCGTTTCTATGGTTTCGCCTCCCGCGAACTTCCCTCTTCCATGACTTCGGAGTGATAACTCCCCCACATAGCGGACAACCCGCCAAAGCCCGGAGCCGCAAGGTTGCCGGGCTGAGGCAATAGAGACTTAGCCAGGAGCCTAGCCATGACCACCAACATCTACGACCAGCACACCACAGCCTTCGCCAACGTTTCGGCCTTTGTCATCCTTAAGGACGGCGAGAGCGTAGCGAAAGTCGCCATCAAGTTTCCAAAGGATGGCGCGGGGCGCTTGTGGGCCTATTGCCACGTTTTAGGCTGTCCGATGCAGCGCGCCTATGCGGGCGGCTACGGATACGACAAGCGGTCGCCTGCGGTGCGCGGCGCTTTCGCTAAGGCGCTTTCTCAGCTTGTAGAAAATTGCTTCCCTCCGTCTGTCGCTTCGCTGCGAGAGATTTGCGATGCGCTGGCGGTCTCTGAGGGCGAATATTGGGACCGCTTGCTAGAGCGCGCCGGCTTCACCGTCCTGCAAGCGGTCTAGGCCATGAAAAGCGTCAAAGACCTAGACCGACAAATAGCAGAGGCCCGCGAACAGCGCGCCAAGCTAAAGGCCATGGCGGAGGCGGGCGATCCGATTGCCGCCTTGCTTGTCCGCCGCATTGAACAGGCCGAGGCGGAAACGCTTAGGGCCATCAGAACAAGGATATTTGAACCATGACGACCATTGACCAAGACCGCCTGGCCCAGATTAAGACCCTCTCGGCCGGCGCACACGATCCGAACGAGACGAATATGTGCGCTATGGAGCTTGTCGCATTCATTGCCGGCGAGCCCTGGTCCGACCATCCCCAATGCGCGTGCCCGGTTATCGGGGCCTTTATGCGGGCGTGGAACGACGGCCTGCCGGATGCGGACCGAACCGCGCTTCTCCTGCCCCTGATCCCCCGTCTTGTGGAGACGCGCGGGAGCAACGCGCTTGAAGCCCGCCGCGCCAACATGGCGACCGACTGGATGATGAGGGTTCACACGCCGGCCTGGCTGCGATTGGCGGGCCTGACGGATGAAGCCGACGCGCTGTCCAGTCTGCCGGAGCTCACCGATTTCGCCAACGCGCCCGCGCTCAAGCCGGCTCTTGAGGCGGCCCGGGAAAATGCGGCCGCCGCCGGGGACGCCGCCTGGGACGCCGCCTGGGCCGCCGCCGCCGGGGACGCCGCCGGGGCCGCCGCCTGGGCCGCCGGGGACGCCGCCTGGGCCGCCGCCTGGGCCGCCGGGGACGCCGCCTGGGCCGCCGCCTGGGCCGCCTGGGCCGCCGCCAGGGACGCTCTCGCCCCCACCGTGAAAGCCCTTCAGCAATCCGCCGTCCAATTGGTTATTCGCATGGCTGAAGCTCATGATTGAGCGCATCTATCAATCGGCGAGATGCCAATGCGGAGCCTGGCTGTTTAACGGATCCACGGCCGAGCGATGGGGGCACGGCTGGCGGCATTGCGTGGCTTGCCGCCCGCGTAACACACAAGGGAAAGACAAATGATCGCCGCCCTCTACGTCGAGACTAACGGCTGCTATTTCGGCCTGCCCGATGTGGATCCGTGGGACGAAGCCCGGGATGCGCGGCTATACGCCGGCCCCCATCCTGTGGTGGCGCACCCTCCCTGCCAGCGTTGGGGACGGTTCTGGCACGGCTCGACCCGCAAGCCTCATCAATACCAACTCGGAGACGACGGCGGGTGCTTCAAGGCGGCGCTGGCGTCAGTGCGTGAGTTCGGCGGGGTGCTGGAACATCCAGCCGACAGTCGCGCCTGGACCGCGTTTGACTTAACGCGGCCACAGCGCGCCGGGGGCTGGATCAGTGCCGATTTCCAAGGCGGCTGGACCTGTTACGTTGAGCAGGGATTCTACGGTCACGCCTCGCGCAAGCCGACTTGGCTCTATGCGTCCGGTGTCGAGCTTCCGAGCCTGCGCTGGGGACGCGGCGAACAGCGCCTGCCCCAATGGATGATCGACCGCTACGGCTACGAGAAAGCCAGGCGCATCGGGGTTGTCGCCATGATTGGCGGGAAAGACAAAACCCGCATCCGCAATGCTACGCCGGCGCCCTTCCGCGACCTTCTGCTGAGCATTGCCCGCAGTAACGAAAACGTGAGCGCAAAACCGTTGCGCGCCTAGCCCTTGCGGCTAGGGTGATTTGAAGCTTTGCGGTGTGCATCCCTAATCCGCGCCCACCGCTCGGCTTCAGTCTCGCGCATTACCGGCCTGCGCGCCTCGCGTGCATCTCTTAGCAGCCCAAAGGGAAAGTGCATGACGCCTCGCTATCAACCGAGATCCAGTTTCGATACTCAAGCCGATTTTGAAGATGCCGTCCATACAGAGCTAGACGCCTGGCATGAAGCCGAATGCGCCAAAGCCGACGACGAATGCAGCGAAGGAACCGACCATGAATGAATTCCCCCACACCAATTCCGACACCTACGCCACGTTGTTGCGCCACGGAGCCGCGTCTCACCTACCCCTGCAAGCCGGCGAAGTCGCCACCTACGCCGCCCCGCTAGGTCCGCGTCTGATTAAGGCCGGCGCACAGCTCCTGGTCGTGTCCGCCGCGTTCGGAGCCATGCTTATCCTGCTGGGGCTCGCAATCGGATGAACCGCCCTAATTGGCCGCTCGTTATCCCGATCGTTCTCTGCGCGCTGCTATGGGCCGCCCTGCTGCCCGTCCTGCTGAGACTGGCGTCATGAGATTCGCCATGCTGCTAGCCGTGGCCCTCTCAGCCGTCCTGGGCGTGCTGCTAGCCCTGCGAGAGCCGCCCCTTGTGGTCCGCGCCTACGGCCACGCAACCCACGACTTGAGAGGCTACCAATGAACAATGAAGAACTGGATAAGGCGCTGGAGGAACTGGCGGAGATGGACACCGACGAGGTGTTCATATGGGCGGACACACTCGATGAGTCAGACGCCATCCGGTTGACCGCCGACGTGACCAGCGTCCTCTCCAGACTAAAAAGGGCGGAGGCGGAAAACGAACAACTTCGCCTCGCGATCTGCGGCGGTGAGGATGCCCCGGGCTATGCCGCCAGCTTGCCACTCGCCAGCATCCTGGACGTAGCCGAGCAGAACACCCGCTCCCCTCCCCCGCCTGTTGTGGAGGGGGGCGAGCCAATCGAGTTGGACGCCGCGCGTATAGCTGAGGTGGTCGCGGAGGGTGACGGGTTTTGGCGGTCGTGCTCCGGGTGCCTGGAAACTGAGGACGGACAGAACGTCCACGGCTTTCCACACAGCAAGGCGCTCGGGTGTGTGCTTGGCGGGGGGTGCGGCGAGTGTGGCGGCATCGGCGCAATCTGGGACACGACCGATTACGGCGATATGGCTCGCTCCATTTTGGAGGACGAGCGCACCACCCCACCCCGGATAGGGCGGGAGGAAATTGAGGCGATTATCCGCACCGAAATGCGGGCGCTGGACATTACGCCTGATGGCTACACCACGGTCTCCGTTCGCGCGGCCCAAGCCATCCTGTCCCGTCTTGGCTTGGAGGGGGATAACGCCAAATGACCATGATTGAGAAGATGGCGACGGCTATGTGTGTCGTTGATTGTCTGAAATTAGGCGGCTGTGAGGGGAAAGGCGGGTGTTGGTATTCTAACGAATGGCTCCCCGAAGCCCGCGCCGCCCTGGCCGTCCTGCTGGAGCCATCCCCCGCCATGCTCAAGGCTGCATGGGACACGCTGCCCGACAAGGTGTTCGCCTGCGACGGTCCGGAAGCGATGCGGCCAATTCTGGTGGCTGCGATCCAGGCGGCTTTGGATGAGGAGGGCGGGGGATGACTGAGAAGATGGTTGCAGAGATCGCCCGGCTAAATGAGGCCCTGCACTACGAGCAGAACCAGCTAAGCCGCATCGGCACTCATGGCGAGGATTGCTGGAAATGGGGGCCGCAGCACTACGAGTGCGCCATGCGTGAAATAGCCCGCCAGCGCCAGGTTATCGAGACATGGCGCGAGGCCCGCATCAAAAGCCACGGGAATGACCAATGAAGCCTCGAGAATTCGTCAATGCGCAATGATATATCATCCCACTTACATCGAGGTTAAGGCTGTAAGGTTGCTCGGCGGCAAGGCCAAAGAGGCAATCGACAAGCTTAACGATGCTCTGGAAAAGTGCTCTGAGAAAGAAGTTAATCCAGAGTTATCAGAGAAAATCTATATCAATTCACGCAGGCTTTACCGGGTAGCGGTGCGGTCTGCTAGACAGGAGGGATGGAAGCTGTGAGTGACGAAAAGCATACTTGGCTGGCCTGGGATGACATTGACGACAAGATCCTGACCGAGAACTGGATCAAGGGGATGCCTTCGCGCCAGATTTCATTGCTCTTGCGCGGCAATAGGTCCAAGAACTCCGTCATCGGCCGTGCTCACCGGCTCGGCCTGTCTAACCAGGGACACCACACCGTCACGCGGAAGCTCGCGTCAAAAGCACGGGCCGCCGCCAAGCCAAAACGGGAGCCGAAGCCCATGCCTGTAAAGCCGCATGTCGTCCCCAGGCACGTCGAGCCGCCATCGCTCGATGAAAGGGCCTTTGCGCGGCCCTGGGAGGCTCGTGAGGCCCATCAATGCGCCTGGCCGCTGGATGGCGAAGGCGGGATTTGGTCCTGCTGTGCGCCCACTGCAAGCACTTACTGCAAGCGCCACACCAAGAAGATGTTTGAGCCGAGGCGGCCTGCCCCGCTTAACAATCTCGCCGCCTATATCGCTAGACGAGCTTGACCCACGTTCCATCCGCCATCTGCATGGCATAATTGCTCTGCTGAAGCTCCCGCAAAGCCTTTTCCGAAGCTTTCCGCGCCGTGTACTCGCTCCCATTAGCCGGGGCCAAGCACACGGAGCGGATTTTTTCTATTGTAGCCGGGCCTTCATGCAACAGCTTGGCGATGGCGACCTTGTATTTCCCGCCGCTCAGGGAGGCCCGCACGGTGGCGAGGCTGTCATGGTATTTGGCGACCAGTGATGACAACTCCTTGCCATGCTTGTCACGGCCGATGACGACGCGTTCCATATTGAAAAACAGGTCGGGACACTTCTCCGCGTCCTTCATCTTCAGCACCATGACCTTCGCGTACATGGCTTCCTTATCCTCGCGATAGACGCCTAGCAGGAAGTCCAAGTTCGCAATCAGGGCCGAGCTACCGCGCGGTCTGTCGCTGACGTTATGGCCGGTGTGGTGGATGATGATGACTGTCGCCTCGAAGCGGGCGCGGATCTCCTTGTTGATGAGCCGCAGATAATTGGAAATCTCAGAGGATGAGTTTTCCTCGCCGACGAACGTCTGAGACAGGGTGTCGATGATGATGAGGCGGGGCTTCTCAGGCAGGGCTGCGATCTGATCGGCCATCGCCTGAATTTGGTCGGCCTCATTCAGCAGGAGTGGCTGAGTGCAGGTGCGGAACTTGTCGCTCATTCCGGCTAGGCCAAATTGCTGGTGCCAAGCCTGGATACGCCGGGCGATGCCGGCCCCGCCTTCAGCCGCCAGATAGACCACGCCGCCGCTCTTTGTGCGCCGGTCGGTCCAATCCAGGCTGTTGATGATGTGCTGAGCCATGTCGATGGCGAGGAACGATTTGAACGTCCCCGAGCCCCCGAAAATCATGCCCATGCTGTTTTCAGGAACCAAATCTTCGACCAGCCATTCAACGTCTTCGGCCCTGGCGATTAGCTCGTCCGGCGTCAGCAGCCATGAGCCGGTTGTGGGTGAAAACGAAATTTCGTTTTGAGACTCCGGCGCGAACTTCTCAGCGCCACGAACCATTCGCACAAGCTCGGAACCAAAACGTGCGGCCCATCGTTCTTGCTCCGGACCAGGCGGCGGCTTGATAGCCTCGCCCACGTCACGCAGGAAATTGACGACCGCCCCTTCCTTAGCGCCAGCCGCAACCAGCCGGGCCGAGATGGTCATCAGCGGGTCGTGGTAGCTTCGCTGTGCGGGGTCTGGATGCAGGAGTAGCTTCAGCGCATCACCACGCAACGGGTCGGGTGAAAACGAAATTTCGTTTTGAGGCCTGGGAATCTGCACAGTGGCGAGGTCGATGCCGAACATCCCCACCGCGTCTTCAAGGCTATAGACGCGCTCCAGATCGCAATGCAGCACCCGGCCGGGGAAATTCCCCGCAGATGCCTTGGTGTTTGTGCCTACCGGCAAGCGACCATAGCGGACCAGATTGTTTCCGCTGGCATCCGCGTTCACAAGTTTGTTATCGGCCATGCGTTGCAGTACAGCGTCGATAAGGGCGCGGTCCTGGGTCTGCGGATCTTCAGGGTCCAGGAAGACCCCGACCTGGCAATTTCCGGGACTCGTCTCGAAAACGTAGGACGGACGCCCCATGAGATTGTCAGGGTCCGCATCATCCGCGAGCAGCACGGCGAGGCGATGGAAGGCGGCCTTGTTGCGCTTTCGCGAATCGGATTTCAGCACCGAGACGCAGAAGAAATTGTTGTTCCCGCCTTGACGGTCGATGATTTCCTGCTGTTTATCAGTGCCGTACCAGCCTACGCCAGCCCAGACACCAGGGTCGGACTTGTTCGGGTCCGAGCGGAATGAAGCGGTCCAGCCGTAGCTGTCCACTAGCTCACCATAAGCAGCGAGCAGGAAATCCGAGTTTTTCATGACTATTTCTTGGCAATGCCAGAGAGGTCATGCAGGTCAAGCTTGATACGTTTCTTCTTGGCGTAGGCCACTATAGTTTCCCAATGCCTTTGAGGAACTAGGCCGCCAGTGCCACCATGCACCGGCCATACTAGCCAGCGGCTTACAGTGCTTTGATGCACGCCGCAGACTTTAGCTGTGCGGATCACACCGCCCAGACGAACGATGACGTTATATGCCGGCTCGCACCGGCCCTTGATATGCGCCATGAATGGGTTCTCCTTCCCCAAGGCTAGGCGCGTCGATTTCGAGCCGCAAGAGGGGGACATGAGAAAATAACATGTTGCATAGCCGTTTGGAACGGGTATGGTCGGGCTTCAACCGGAGCCCAGCCACATGCACTTTTACACCGAAGCCATAATTTGGTTTTTCCTTCCGGCCATTTTAGCCGCTCTGATTTTGAAGTGATCCGCCCCAATCAGGAGCCCAAGCCCATGACCTTTGAAGAAGCTGCCCACATCGTCGGATACCCCAGCAGCACCAACACCGACGCCGCCCTGGAAAGCCTGGCCCAAGACTGGCTCCAAGCCAAGCAGGCCGAGCGCACCGCCAATCTCCAGCGCATCGCCATCGAAGAAGCCATCATTGAAATCACCGGAGCCAAGGAAGAAGGGCGCTTCAACGTGCCCCTCGCGAGCGGCCTGAAGCTGACCGTCATTGGCAAGCTCACCTACAAGGGCGATGCCGAGGCTATCGAGGCCCTGACCGCCGGCTGGCCCGAGCAATTCCAGATCATCAAGCACAAGATGGAGCTGGACGAGCCGCGCATCCGCAAGATCCGCGAGATGCGGCCCGACCTGTGGCGCATCCTCGCCCAGCACATCACCACCCGCGCCGCGAAGACCGGCATCACCATTGAGCTGACTGAGGAGGTGGCGTGATGGGACTCGGCAGCGGGTACTTATTCGGCCTGGGGTTCGCGTTCGCCTGCATCCTTGTGCTTGGCCTCGCGACCACCGGCCTGCACATGTTCAAGTCTGACACGACGGACCCCAAGGGCGGACATAGCGGCCTAACCGTACTGACCGACGCTGGGACCGGGCGCGAATACCTTATGAGCCCGACTGGTTTCTTGACGCCGCGCCTTTCGCCTCCTTCGATTAACAAGGAAAACCAATGTCCTTCGACCTGAAATCCATCCGCAAAAACGAAGCCCTGCTAGCCCCCCGCATCATGCTCTACGGTGTCGAGGGGATCGGAAAGTCCACGTTCGGAGCCGGAGCGCCTAACCCCGTTTTCATCCTGACGGAAGACGGCCTTGGCTCGCTCAAGGTTGACCACTTCCCCATCGCCAAGACTGTCGATGACGTGATGAGCGCCATCGGCACCCTGCACGCCGAGAAGCACGACTTCGCTACCGTGGTGCTAGACAGCCTGGATTGGCTGGAAAGCATTATCTGGCATGAGGTCGAGGCTAAGTACGACGCCAAGGAACTAGCCTACGGCAAGGGCGCTATCATCGCGGCCGACCGTTGGCGGGAAATCCTTGACGGCCTGGACGCCCTGCGCAACGACAGGAACATGGCCGTCATCCTGATTGCCCACTCCACCATCAAGCGGTTCGACAGCCCCGAGGTGGAGCCCTACGACCGTTATCAGCCCAAGCTTCAGGAACGCTCTGGAGCCGTCATCCGTGAATGGGCCGACGCCGTGCTTTTCGCGAACTACAAGACTATCGTGAAGAAGGACGACGTGGGTTTCAACAAGACCAGCAATCGAGGCATCAGCACCGGAGAACGCCTTCTGTACACCAGCGAACGCCCCGCCTACATGGCAAAGAACCGATACAATCTGCCTGACGTAATCCCAATGACCTGGGACGATTTCGAAGCCAACATCAGCTAGGAGCAAATCCCTATGGCCACCATCGACTTTGACACCACCGCCTATGACGCCCCCGTCCGCAGCAGCTTTGACCCGCTTCCGCCTGGCGACTACGCCATCATCATCACCAGTAGCGAAGCCAAGGACACCAAGGCCGGAACCGGGCAATACATCGAACTGACCCTGCAAGTGACGGAAGGCGAATACGCCGGCCGGCGCATCTGGGAGCGCCTGAACATCCACAACCAAAGCAAGGTAGCCGAGGACATCGCCCGAGCCCAACTGAACGGCATCGCCCAAGCCTGCGGCGTGGAACCTCTACGCGAGACCGAGCAACTGCACGACATCCCCCTGATCCTGTGCCTTGATCTGGACCGCCGCGACCCGACCCGGAACAAAATCATGGGCTACAAGTCGGCCGGCGCTGCCTCTAAGGCCAAGCCTGCCGCCAAGGCCGTTGCTGCCCCTGCCAAGCGCGCTTGGGAGCGGTAGGGGCATGACTGTTAAGCACACGCCGGGGCCTTGGAGAATTATAGCGACTGTGCCCAAGGCCCACCCTGACGGTAAGCCAATTGTCCTTATTGGCGCAGATAATTCCGGTGAGTGGGGGATGAATGCCCTATCAGACGAATATGCCGTGGCCATTATTCCCATGGTGCATAACGAATCTAAAGCCAATGCTCGCCTGATCTGGACAGCGCCTGATCTGCTGGAGGCGCTGGAGGACATTGAACGTCTTGCCGTCATGTCAACCGACAAAGAAGCGCCTTATGCGCTTAATGCTATTTTTCATATTGCCACATCCGCCATCGCCAAAGCCACTCAGGAGCAATAACCTATGGTCGCGGTGCCCGAGCCTGCACACTCCACCGTCCGCAGCATCTACGAATGGTACGAGTCCAAGAAAGAGCCTCATCGTGAGCATCTAGGGGCTTCGCTGATCGGGCACGACTGCGACCGCTATCTCTGGCTGACATTCCGCTGGGCGGCGTCCCCTCAATTTGAGGGGCGCTTGCTCCGGCTGTTTGAAACCGGGAAGCTGGAAGAAGCCCGCATCTATGACAACCTACGCGCCATCGGCGTCGAGCTAATCACCGAGGAAGACGGCAAGCAGATCGACTGCCGTGACGAGTACGGCCATTTCGGCGGATCCGTGGACGGGGTAGCCCGTGGCTTTCCCGAAGCCCCGAAGACGTGGGCCGTCCTCGAAATCAAGACCATGAACAACAAGGCGTTCGACAGCCTGACGAACAAGGGCGTCAAGGTCGAGAAGCCGCAGCACTACGCCCAGATGCAGACCTACATGGGCCTACTGAAGCTGGACCGCTCCATGTACGTGGCCGTGAACAAGAACACGGACGAGCTTTATACCGAGTGGGTGAAGTTCGACAAAGCCGCGTTCGATAGCCTGTCGCACCGGGTCAAGCGCATCGTCGGGGCCAGCACGCCTCAACAGCGCATCAGTGAGGACCCGTCGCATTGGAAGTGCAAGTTCTGCGACATGTACAAGCTTTGTCATCAGGCCGAGCCCGCAGAGGTCAACTGTCGGACCTGCTGCCACTCCACAGCCGTAGAAGGCGGCAAGTGGTCATGTGACATGCACCGCAAGCTTTTGACCGCCAGCGAGCAGCTAAAGGGGTGCGGCGACCATCTGATGATTCCGGCCCTGGTGCCCAATGCCGAGGCCGTGGATGGGGGCGTCAACTCCATCGACTATGTGGACAAGTTGACC